CCGCGCTTCTCGCCGCGCTCCTTTTTGCTGTTGCTCATGGTGATTCGTGCCCGGTCGTGCCTCGCTCAGGGGAGTCGGGGCGCTCCCTGGGTCATCGGCGATCGAGTTAGTCGCGTAGAATCAGGTTCCGTGCCAGGTCTGAGCCTCGGCCCTGGCGGGCGTCATCGGTTCGGGCGGTGTCAGACTATGTACGTCTCGTTAGAGTCAAACTCACTTAGATCGGGTCGTTCGGTGTCGGCAGACCGCTCCCGCACTTGGTGGCAGACCACACACAGAGTAACGAGGTTCCTCTTCGCATTATGGACTGCCGGGTTGGTCGACGTCCGCGGGGAAACGAGGTGATGAACGTTCAGCTTTGGCCCGTACTTTTCAACATGCCTCTCGCCAGACAATCCACAGTCAACGCACTGGCGATCGTCGCGTTCCCGGACGGCCTCTTTCTTCTGTTCGCTCCATCCCGGCCCGTACCGCAACGGAACGTAGTCCGATCCCTCAGGCTTGTAACGAGCATGTTCCTCGGTCGGGAGTTCTGCTTCCATCCAGTCGCCGTAACAACCCGACGAACAGAATCGCCGATTGTCGGCGCGCTTTCCGTGGGCACGGAACCCGTCGCCACACCATTCGCACTCCAGCCATTTGGCGTCCGAGTCGTTGTGATAACACTCGTTTGAACAGTACTTCTTCCCCGCTTCAGCATCGCTCCGAGAGACGTCGAACTCGTCTCCGCACCCCTCGCAGATGAGGGTTACTTGGCGCGACCGCGCGGAGAGCCCATTTTCAGATCGTTCGGCACTCCGGCACTCAAACGAGCAGTAAACACGATCGGACGGGTGGTCGTCGATCTCAGTACCACACCACTCACAAGTGGCGGATTCGACAAGACTCTCGCCGTGTTTGTGTGCGTGGTGCTTCCGCATCCCGGTGACTGTTGAAAACGAATCACCGCAGGTGGGGCACTCTGCGTCGTCACACTGATTAGCGTCGTCGTCGGATGTACACATGCGTTTGGTCTCTCCAAGCGCTTCGGCCGGCGTTCCCGCGCCGGTCGGTTTTGACACCGAATTCGCGCTTGTAGACACATCGAACCCGCGCTTTGTAGTGGTTTCGGTCATAGGCCCTCCGGGATGTCGTCAGGCACTTCGCCCGGGTCGGGCGTCGGTCCTTCAGGGAGCCTGGAGTGATTATTTGTCACTTCCAAGTATCCGAATTCGAGCCGTATCTCACTGTAGTGATACGACCCTGCCGAAGGTGCGTTGACGAGTTCGCTCCACACCTGCGCCGGGACGTCGACGTAGATGTAGATCGAGTTTTGCCCGTCCTCGCGTTTGAAGCTCAAAACCAACTCGCGAGCGCCAAAGTCGTACAGTCCTTCATCGAGGTTCGAGGAGTTGAACGTCGTCTGTTCTATCGGGTCCTTCTCGATGTCGACGTCGACGCTCTTGCGTTCGCCGATCTTGTTCTCTAAGGGCGGAGCTGCCTTGGAGCGTGTCAGCATCGCCTCGGCGTCGCCGTCGCCGGCGTCGGCGCCGTACTCTGCCTCGAACTCGGAGAGAGTCATATCGCCGCGATCGTCCTCGAATGGTGCGAGGTCAAGTTCTTCCCTGGCTTCGTTGACCGTTCCGACCCCGGCGAGCCGCATCGCTCGGACGCGTTGCTCGGCCATCTTCGCATCTTGCTCCGGCTGCTCCGCCCCCCTGAGTTCAAACTCGATCGTCCAGTCGCTGACGTCGAGCGCGTCTTGATGGATGATGCTGTAGAGTCTCGCAGAGAACTTCGCCTGTTCCGGCTCGATAATCCCCTTTGCGAACTCGCGCGTTTGCTCCTTGCTGTTCGCGCGGTTCGACGTCGACGTGACGTTAATGAGGACAGGCGGAACACCGTGGACCTTGGCCACCTCGTGCTCGTTACGCTCGCGGAACGCCTGGAACTCCATGTCGAGGTCTTCCCGGGCGCCGATCGGCTCGAGCTCGATGTCGACGTCGCTCCCCTCGTCACCGAGACCGTGATCGTCGACGAACTCCTCCACCTCGAGGATCGCCGTCCGGTAGCGCGACCCTTTCAGGTTGTCCATCAGGTTCCGGAGGTCCTCCTTGGAGTCTTCCGAGAGCGTCCCGCCGGTCACCTTCACCGCGTAGTGCGGGATGCCGAGGTTGTCGAAGACGTCGTGGTTCCACTCCTTGGCCGCCTGGTCGGCGCCCATCGTCTGCATCGCGGCGACCCAGTCAGGAACGCCGTAGTAGAGAGCGAGCGGGCTCGGGTTCGGGAGGAAGATGAGCTCGTTCGCAGGGTCGTTCTTAAGCTCGCCGGCGTCCTCTGCGACGTCACCCGTCTCCTTGTCGACGAAGCGCTTGTTCTCGCCGTATCGGTCGCCGGCCTCGCCGAAGTACCGGCGTCGGCCCTGTCGGACCTGAACGTAGCCGTGGCCGCTCTCGATGTTCTCGACCTCCTCGCCGTCCTCCGTCTCGATCGTGGTCGTCGTCTTCCGGACGCGAACGGTCGCCGCAGGGACGTGCGCGAGTCCGACCGGCGTCCCGTCGCCCTCAACGAGAATCTCGAGTGCGGCCCAGCCGATCCCGTGGTAGTCCTGGCGGGCGAGTTCGAGCACCTCTTCGGGCGTCGACATCGCCGTCCCCTCTGGCCCGATCTGCCACCGCGAGTCCGAGCCGTACCAGAAGTCGCGGACCGATTGGTAGGACTCAGCGCCCTCGTCCGGCTCGTCGGCGCTCGGATGCGGGACGATGTCGAAGCCATAGCCCGCCTCGTAGCGCGCCTTCTTTCGGATGCACGCCTGGTGTGTCTCGTTGAGTTCTTGGAACGCGGCGAGCGTCTCGGGGTTGTACGGCGGCTGGATGCCCCGACCGACGTCAGTCGCGATGTGCCGCTCGTCCAGCTGCGTCGTCTCTTCGGCCTTCGACATCGCGCCGCCGTTGCCGAGGGTGTCGACTGACAGCGTGATCTCGTCGCTCGTGTCGTCAGTGGTGTCGTCAGTCATGTTAGAGGTAGCTCACTCCGCTGGAGTTGTCGCCCGACCCACGCCGGTTGGCGAGAGGCGCAACCCACGCCCCCATGACGAGCGTGTCGAGGTGGTCCGGCGACTCTCCGAGGTGCTCCTTGAGCTCGGACTTTGGCGTCGCCCGGAGCAGGTCACCCGACCGCCGGCGCTTCTCGGTGAGTTCGAGCACGCGTGCCGCGGCGAACAGTTGCTCGCGGGCGTCGGCGTTCTCGATCGCGGTCTCGCCGAGCCGCTGGCCGAGGCGGTCAAGGCCCTCAGTCCAGCGGTTGTAGTACTCATTCTCTTGGAGCGCTTTCTGCCCGGCCTTGAACCGCACGACTGTTCCGTACCGGTCGGCGAGCCGGTCGGCCACACCGCTCCCTTCGCCGACGGCGTCGACCGCGATCGGAGGGGTGTTGTCGAGCTGCTCAATGGCCTTCGAGATGCGCGCGTAGTTCTGGTTGTGGTCCGTGTGCGACCACTCCGTAAACCGCGCGTGGTCCTCGTAGAGCAGCCCGACAACCGTCCTGTCGCCGCCCTTCCTGGCGAGGTCCACGCCCACTGCGGCGGGCCTGTCGGGTGCCATCTTCGGCGGCACCGACCGACCGACAGCGGCCTTGACGTCGTCGAGGTACCACGGCCGCGTCTCGGCGGCGTTCTCCTTGGGGATGACGCCCGCGCGGCGCCGGTACCAGTCGACAGCGAGGTCGTCGCGGCGCTTGTGTGCCGTTCGCGCTTCGTCCCACCCCGGCCACTCCTCGTCGTTGTAGTCCTCCCAGTCCTCTTTGATCGTGTGGAGGTCGACGAGGCCGGGAATCTTCTCGCCGTCCTCGACGCCGGCGTCGACCTGCGCGTTGTGACTCTCGAACGAGGAGAACTGGATCGTGTGGTATCGATCGTTATCGAGGAGGTCCGCCACGACGTCCGTCTCGTCTTCGGGTGGATTCGCCACCACGACGATGCGGTCATCCTCGCTCGTCGCCGTTGACCTAGCGCTTGACAGGTGTTTTGACGTGATCTCCTCGGAGTCGGCCTCTTCGATCACGACCATCCCCGCCTCGGCGTGTCGTCCTTCGAGCCCCTTCGGCTTCTTCGGCGAGACGATCTTCGCGTACCAGTTCTTCGTGATCTCAAGCGACGGCTGCTGTCCCCACGTCACTGAGCCGGGCAGGTCGTGCGTCTCTTGTGCCGGCTCGAACATCTCGTCGATCATCGACCGCCACATGGCGTCGACAAACTGCCCGTACGAGCCGGACGTCCCGATGACGAACGAGTCCGGGTTTGTGAAAAGGAAGCCGAGCACACCCATCCCGACGGAAAACGACTTGCCGACGCCGTTTCCCGAAACCACGACCACGCGCTGGTGGTTCGCGATCGCGCGAAGGATGCGCTTCTGCGTCGGCGCGAGTTGGAGGCCGAGGAAGTCCTCGGCAAAGTTGACATATCGGTCCTCGCCGTCTGTGTACCGCTCCGGTGGCGGGGCTCCTGCGGGCGTGTCGGGGACGGCGCTCATTCTTGGGCTGCCTCAATGTAGTCCCGCCAGCCAATGTCGCCGCTGTGCTCGACGTCGGCGTCGATCTTGTGCCGCTCCTCCTTCGTGTAGTCGTACGAGCGCTCAAGCAGGAACTTCACGAACTGCGTGTCGACGTCCGGGTCGTCTTCGAGGCCGCGCTCGATGAGGCGGCGCTCGGCAACGCCGCGGGCCTTCCGGAACTCTGACGCGAACTCCTCGTGTTCGTCGAGGTATTTATACAGCGTTTCTCGCGCGATACCGACGTCGCGCGCGACGCCCTTCTTCGTCTTCGGCTGTGCCGCGTGTTTGAGGAGCTCGTCGCGGACCTCGTCGAACTTCTCTACCTTCTTGTTCGTCGCCGCACCCTGCCGGGGCTCGTCGTTCTGGATGCCCTCCGCGACCGACTCGCCGATGCGTTCGATCGCGGTAAGGTCCTCGAGGTCGGCCGCGCGGACGTCCGCCGCGCTCTCAAAGCCAGCGTCGCGCAGTTGCTCGGCGCGGCGCTCGCCGACGTTTGTCAGGTCGCGGATGTCATCGGGGTCACTCATCGCCCTTTCCCACCTCCTGATACGCCTGGAAGAACGCGGCCAGCTCCGACATCTCGATGCCGTTGTAGCCGGCGAGGACGGCGAGCCCGAAGATCGTGATCCACGTGACG